AACTAGTTGGACTACGATTGGGAAGACGCGCCTTTTGTCCCAACTCCTTTTCTAGAAACTTTATTTCGGTGCAGTTGTCAATTCCATGCGGATTAGTCTCTTGGTAATTGTGCAACGACTCGGGCATGTCAAAGATGGGAAATGTTCTACCGTCTAGACAAATGTGTCCGCGATAGAAGGATAGATAATAGTCGTCATCATCGTCAAGAGTATTTTTTTCAATGAATACATGCCCATTGTCAAACGAGCAGTAAGAATACCTGTATTCCATCTCAACGCCGTCTGGATAAGTGTGCGTTTTTTTAGGAAATTTCACGATTGTTGCAGGCCTCATGCGTGAGACGGTTGCTTCTCTCTCTTCTGGGGTCTGGTCAGAGTTGCGGAATCTGACTAGCTCCCCAAAAGGTGTGTCAACCGTTGTCGGTAGAATCAGTGTGAACTCTGGAGGGTTCTGCAACTTGAAACGAAGCAGTCGTTCCACATTTGCAAACTGTCTCAGATATCTTCTGCAAAACTTGGCTCTGTAAATGTATTGCTGCTGGGCTTTGCTAAATGTAAACTTGGGGACACTTTTCTCTCCATGTAAAACTGCTGCATCCCTGATGATGCGATTCACAATATTCACAGGTAAGTTTGGCATGATAGCACAATTCATGAATGAAAATTGGATGGTTTTTAGGTCTGACAAAAATGTTCAAAAGTAATTCAATTTTTTTTGTATTCCGAAAAAAATTGAACCAGTAAATAAAAATAAAATTACTTTCAAATTCACAAATATGATTGCGGAAGAAATCCAACAACCAAGAATCACGTTTATGGGAAAGGGTCTAGTAAAAATTAATACAGATGATAGTGTTTATAATCGTCTCAAGCGCAACGGCAAATATGTAATGTATCTGCCAGAAACCGACGAAGTTGTACATCTTGTATGCCGCGGAGTTGCTATTCGTGCAGCAGATTTGACAATTTTGAAGCATACAAAAGCTGGCAAGCCAGTGACATCAGATTTGAATTGCACTTTTGGGTACCAATTTGAGAATTATGACACTGTTTGTTTTACTAGTTTTAGTTACCGCGAAAAATGTGAGCTATATGCTATTGAGGATATTTATGTAATGCACGAATCATTGGACTTTGAAGATGTCAAGCTTGAAGTCAATACATAATAAAAATAAAAATAAAAAATAATTCATCTTCCACTCCATACTTTTACCGCAGGCAGCCGAAGTATTTTTTTATTGCGAATATTCTCACAATGCTCTTGGTAAGTGTAGCCCCACTCACAGTATGATTTAATATCACCAAATAATGAAGGTATTTTTAATAATCTCAAGTATTCAACAAAGAATATAACTCCCATTATTCTCTCTAAACAACACCTATCAGACCTAGAATTAATAAGGTTCAACATGTTGAACAAGTTATATTTATTTTTTAACCCGATCAGAAAATCACGATTAATAAAACTCTGTACTCCAAAACATCCATTCCATATTTCTTTATTTGCTGGACCTAATACATCATATTCTCTATTATGCAAGAGAGTAGTCATTATATGATAATTATTTGTAAGTCCGTTTACAATTCGTACTGTATTGTTAAAATTTTCTTTTTTCTCGCTATTAAAATGCCACAATGGTAAAACCTTTATTTTTTTTTTAACAAGTTGTTCAAATGGTGTTCGTGTTTGTATAAAAACACTATCATGAATTATAACCGCGTTATCAAAATAGTGATTTTTATAAAAATAATAGTAAGGCAAAAGCTCGCCTCGCCCATGAAATTCTGATTCAACATATTCAACATTTCTATATTCATATTCTGCTTTTAAAAACTTTTTATCACTATTGTCATCAATTACAACAATCTTTTTTAAAGGATAACATCGCCTAATATGTCTTATACATTCATTCCAATACTTGTTGGTTGTTTCTGAATTCACATGTCTCGTAAGTATAAACCCAAAATTATCTGGATTAGAAGTCATTTAGCAGTATTATAACTATGGTAAATAAAATAACTTTAAAAATTAAACACCAACGTTAGAAATAAAGGTTGTTTCAGCGGAAAAGTTAGGAATATTGTCTATATTAACAATTGTTTCGTTTTGAGGAATATTAGATTTTGGCGTAACATATAATTTAAACTCTTCTCTCTCAAGCTGGGCTTGTGGTGTATGATGATGAACACATCTAGCAATCATTTTGTATAATTTAAACTCGGGATATCTCTCTACACCATTGTTCTTATAAAGGATATTTATACCATTGTCGTCTAAACACCATTCATAAATTAGCTTAACAATTGGTTCACATTTATCAAAATCTATTATCTCATCTAGGTCATCAATAACATAATCAAAAATAGAACACGCTAACCGACACAAGTCAAAACTGTAGTTTGGTTCTAAACGCGGTTTTTTTTCATTAAAATACGGTTCAGTGTTGTATTGCGTAGACGCGTCTCCTCCAGGTTGATAACTGTCGCTGCAAAAAAATTTACCGTCAAATTTATAAATGGCTCTTCCAAAATCAATCATCTTAAAAATTCGGCCATATGTTGGAACCTTGTAATACGTCTTTTTATAACAATAATAAATATACTTAACATCGGTTGAGTTATACATGACGTTATTTGTGTGCAAGTCATTGTGTGTAAAGGAAAACGCCTTTTGATATGTAATTAATATCATTATTATTTGAAATAATGCAGAAAACCACTCACCGTGTTTCAACTCGTTTGTCATAATCAAGTTATCAAAAGTGTCTTCACAATTTTCCATGCATATAACTTGAACTGGAAATTCTGGAATGGTTGCAAATATTTGTTGTTCTTCGCACGATTCTGATGAACTTGAATCATCGTCGCTCCAATTGTCGTCATTGTCATTTTCAGAATCATTCGCCTTTTCATCTTCTTCATCTTTGCAATTATTGCACGAAGACCCTTTACTGCTTTCACCATTTGATGTATGCGATGTTCTTGATGAACAAGTAGATGATGATTTTATGGTTGTTGTCCGCATTTCTCTCTCGTTGAAAGATTCCGAATTTGTAATATCAATCAATTCAATATTATTTTCTTTTAAATCGTCCAATGTGATGTGATTTGATTGATTTTCTGATAAAAATATATCTTCAAACATAGTATTGTCAAATGACTTAATAGACAATGTAGATTTGTTGCTTATATTGTGATCTATTTTGATAGGAGGTTTAACGTCAGGTTTATCTTCTTCATATAAGAAACTGTAATCTTCAACCTGAAACTTTACATTTTTAAATTTATTGAAGAACTCTGATTTGCAAAGATAATCCAAATCATCAACAATATTTAGTTTAAACGCTTTTTTAATTCCCAAAAAGGAACCATAATAATCAACACCGTTTACAAAATCATAATTGTAAATAAGTTTGCTTGAGAGAAAAGAGAAAAATCCATCAACATATGCAGAATTATTTGCATCCAACAACTTTGGGTGGACATTTCCAATTTCCGATGTCAACTTTGGTAATTTAAATAATGTGGGATCGTTTGCGTTGTATTTGCCAATCAAGTATTTGAATGGGTCTAGTAGAGGAGCCATTTTGAAAAATACTTGCATTTTCTTGGTTTTGCTAGTTTCAATGTTTTGAATTGAACAATTGTATAAATTTTTGTTATCAGCTACGCCATTTTTTACGGCTGTTAAAAACCAACTGTTGTTCAAGTTCAAGGAATTATAATTGGTTTCATTCAACGAGAAGAATCTCTTATAAATTGGAATATAATTTTGCAAGTCAGATAGAGAAGTCAGGTCGTCTTTTTGAAGAGACTTGAACAATTCGGAGTTCTTTCTCTTTTCATAATGAATTTTAAGAGTAGTGTTGTCCATTAGCTAAATAATATATTAATAATACATTTTTTTAACTCATTTGTTAACAATTGTATTATGTTTAATTTAGACAATGTGCGTTTTCCAATTTGAATGAATTTTCTAAAGTAACATTAATATGACTTTAGAACTAAGGAAATTTGATATGAAAACAATTAGTTTTAAACCAAATGAATCTAAAGGTCCAGTCGTAGTCTTAATTGGTCGTCGTGACACTGGCAAGTCTTTTCTTGTGAGAGACTTGTTGTATTATCATCAAGACATTCCTATTGGTGTTGTGGTCGCCGGAACAGAAGAGGGTAACGGTTTCTACGGAAAAATGGTGCCAAAGTTGTTTATTCACAATGAATACAATACTGCCATTGTTGAGAATATTTTGAAACGACAAAAGTCTGTTTTAAAGCAGATTAAAAAAGAAATGGAGACGTTTAAGAGAAGTACAATAGACCCCAGAGCATTTGTAATTCTTGATGATTGTTTGTATGACGGAACGTGGACTCGCGACAAGATGATGCGTCTTCTCTTTATGAATGGTCGACATTGGAAGATCATGCTTATCATCACAATGCAATATCCTTTGGGTATTCCTCCCACACTGAGAACCAATATAGATTATGTTTTTATTTTGAGAGAACCATACATTGCAAATAGGAAACGAATTTATGAGAATTATGCGGGAATGTTTCCAACTTTTGAGTCCTTTTGTCAGGTCATGGACCAATGCACAGAAAATTATGAGTGCTTAGTGATTAATAATAATGCAAAATCCAATAGATTACATGAACAAGTGTTCTGGTACAAGGCCGATTCACACAATGACTTTAAATTAGGGTCAAAAGAATTCTGGGAACTAAGCAAAGATATCAACTCAGACGAAGAGGATGAAAAGTATGACCCAAATAACGCAAAAAAGCGTGGAGCGGGACCTAAAATTAGTGTCAAAAAGACAAAGTGGTAAATATAAACAAGCACATTTTTTTATAGATCTAATATATAAAACATGTTAAATACACTAACAGTTGGTTTAAGTTTTTTTATATGTTTATTAATGTTAATCTATGCGTCAACATTCTATAAAAAAAATTCATTATTAGATAGATTTGTAACAAGAATGCCCATAGCAAGTCAATTTATTTTAGCAATGGGAATATACATTACCTATTTGCTTTTTAAAACAAATTATCAAGATAGCATAGTAAAAGATACCATTCAATCAATAAAGGACACTTATATTCAAACATTGGATGTTTTAGAAAAATACAAAGAGACGTGCCCTAATTTAATAAATTCATTTTTTTTCCCTTGGCAAAAAGACGACCCTAATACGGAACATCACGTGAGAGAACTTGCATCACGTAATAAAGATATTGAACTTGATTCATTGATAGTGTCTAATTATATATTTCAAATTGTTGGTCTTTACGTTCAGGGTTCAAGTATGACATCAGTGAGTGATTCTAGATTCTTAATATTTTTTTCTGGGTTTTTTAGGTCTAAATTACTAAAAAATAAATGGGATAGATTCAAAATAAATTTTGGAATAAGAAATACCTTATTGTGCGACAAGCTATTTGAAATAAATGAAAAATATAACTTTAAAAGTGGACAAGAGTTGAAAAATTATTTTGAAAATTATGTAACTACAGATGAATTTAAAAAAATTATGACTACAGAAGACACAACAAATATAACACAAAGAAGTTCAGAACTTATATAATAAATATTATATTGTTCTAGTTTATTGTTTTACATTCAAACAAACAATTTTGAATGTAAAATATATTTTTTATTTTATGTCTCTAGAAATTTGAATTTTTACTCGCTCTTATCCTTTACCACAAAAGGTCCGCTTAGAAGCTCACTTTTACCATTGTCCGTCTTGCCAACAATAATATTCTCGCCCTCAAACAACTCGGCGCGAATATCAGCTGCAGAAATTGTGTCTTGTTCTTTCAAGTTTTTCTCTTGGGTATTCATGTTACTAACACCAATAAGGTTGCCCTCCTCGTCAATTGTTTGCGTAAGAGTGGCACCCGTCTTCTCGGCCAACTTGATGTTCTCCTCAATTGCCTTCTTCTTGGTCTCCTTGACACGCTGGTCAAATGCAGACTTGGCGAAATTCTCATTCTTATTTTTCTCGTGCATCAACTGGTTCAATTCATCTTCCATATACTCCACCCGACCCGTCTTGTAAGCCTCTGGGTCCCACGGCATCCATAAGCCAATCGGACCAACAAAGACATCGTGATTGGGATCCAACTCTCTCAACATCTTGCAACGCAACTCGGCCTCTTCCGTGGTAGGATAAGCGCCACGAACCTTGATTCCACGAGTGGAAGTTTGGAAACTGTTCTTGGTATTAAATGCATTCTCAAGCTCTTCCTCATTTTGGTCTAAAAAGGTCTTGTAGTCAGCTTCCATGCCTCCATCCACAAAACCAGCCTGCTCTTCAGTCAAAAACTCCTTAAAGTCCTTTGAAATATCGTCAAAGGTTAACTTGTATTTATAACTAATGAAATTTAGAAACTGAACAAACTTTTCCATACTCTTTGAAAATTCCCACTTCTTTAGGAATTCCTCAAAAAAGAACAACTCTTTTTGCTTAATAATTTTTTCAGGAGAAATAAAAGAAATACATACAAACTTTTGTCCAGCAATAGGCTTATCTTCATCTAAAACATCTACATATTTAGGATTTATCTCTCCAGATTTAGTAGTCTTCTTTTCAAAACTAGAATTTTCATCTTCCCCGCTTTCGGGTCTTTTTACTTTTGAATGAGCTCCCATTTTATAGTTTAGACATATATTGATTTTAAGTTTTTTTATCGCAAAATATATTTTTTTCTTATTATTTAATATAGATGTTTGATATCGCCGAGCTTGTGAAAAGAGTCATCAAGTACTTAGTGGAAGGTTTGATGGTTGCTATTGCTGCCTACGCTATCCCTAAACGCTCATTGAACATTGAGGAGATTGTTTTACTTGCGTTAACTGCCGCTGCCACATTTAGCATTTTGGATACCTATGTCCCCAGCATTGCTGTTACAACTCGTTCTGGTGCTGGCTTTGGCATTGGTGCTAATCTTGTTGGGTTCCCTGGCGGACTTTAAGTTAATTAACCTTTTTTAATATTACAACAACTCCAATAATACGATAATTAATTTATCATATTATTATATAATTAATGACTAGAACAAAGAGCTTTAAATCGCGAAGAAGATATTTAAAAAAAGCAACTAGACGCCATGGAGGACAACTTACTCCTTTATCTGACATTTCAACAAATAGTTCAATGCACGATTTAGATGACTATGACGAGCCAAGCAATAATACTACTTCAGAATCAATGATGAGTAATGGAACTACGCCACCCATGGCTAATGGACCCGTTGCCACAAATCTATTGGGACAATTTAACGCTGCTGGCGACGATGAATCTGTAAATTTAAGCAACAATACAACTGCGGATAGTGATGATTCTAGTGATAATAGTTTTTCAGACGTAGTTACATCATTTGGAAATCTTGGACACGGAGGAAAAAGAAAACGAATGAAAGGAGGAAGAAAAACTAGAAAACACAAAAAATCAAAAAAATCAAGACGATATAGAAGACGTTAAATTAGAATCAAATAGTCGCAATAAATTCCCAATCTAATTCCTCGCATATTTTTTTCCAAATAGTGTCTTGCTCTATTAGTTTTTCTCTATCCTTCAACATTGGAATTTCTGGAAGATACTGTGTTTCATCCAGCAATTCAAACAACTTGTATAGAACATAATAATAATGTAAAAAGTTTACACGATAGTCGGGACAATGTTTTGCATAAGGATATTGGATTTCCATAAAGAAGTTGCACAAGGTTTCTTCCAACTCTTGAGAGATAATTGGAGGTTTAATACCTAATTTATCTTTTATAAAATTTATATGTTCATAATACTTGTTGTATCCCAGCTTCTTCAACAACTCTTTAGTTTTGTAGTAGGTTAATTTAGAACATTCAATTCTCTCTTTTTTGATTTGATACTTTAGATTTTCAATGACTTCCACTGGTATTTGTGTAGTCTCCTTTCCTTGAAACTGAGCCAAAATTTCTTTAAAATGATTAATTTTCTTATACGCATAAAAACAAACCTCCTTGGGAGGTTCCTTGTAAGAAGGTTTTTCATTTTCAATCAAATATTGAACATTCTTAAAACATAAATTGCAAATTAAAACACCCTCATCATCCATTGGGATTAACTCGCCTTTATAACACGACTGACAAATATCGGTTTGACGTAGAAAAGAATTTATGTCTAAAAATGTCTCATCTATATTGCTCAAATACTTTTGAAATATGTTGTTGTTTTTACTTTCTATCATATTAGAAGTGTCTGCAGACGAGTTTATTTTAAAAAACGATTCCAATTTTTTGTTTTTATTTGTTACCACATTTCCTATAGAAATATCCTTCTTGTTCTCAAAATAATCAAATATGTATCTAGAGTTATCTAAAAAGTAATCTACTTTTTTAGACTTTAGAGATTTTATTTCAGCCGTTATATCTCTCAACTTGTCGTGATAATCCATAATCTGTTCAATTGTCAACAATTTTTCATCAGTGTTATCTTCTGTTTCTGTTTTTTTTTCTTTTTCTTGTTCCAAAATAGCTTTTATTAAAGCTTTTTCTTGTTTTAATTTAGGTATTCTATCATTTTCATCTTTATTAAATTCATTTACAAACTCTCGGTGCTTTCCATCTAATGTTGTAGAATTTTTTTTATTAACCTTTATTTTTTTAACAGTTTTAGGCTTAAACGAAGGCATATTTAGTAATCTAATAGTTATCAACATATTTTATTTAATAGTTTATTGAAGTAAAATATATATATTTTGCGATTGTTCTACTTCTTTTGCATTTTAGGAAGATTCAAGTTAAAACTGCATTTTACTTTTCTAGAAATTAAATAAATGAGTGAAATTGAATTAAGACTAAATATTGAAAATAAATCCGATTCTGGAGAGAATTATGACATTAAAATAGATAACCTTAAATTTCAAAAAATGCTCTTCCTATTCAATGCAATAAATGATGGGTGGAGCATTAAGAAAAGAAAGGATTCTTACATTTTTACCAAAAATCACGAGGGAAAAAAAGAAATTTTATTAGACTCATATCTTCTTTCATTTGTGAAGGGGAATTTTGATATGAATAAAATTTTATCGTAAACATGTAGTATGTAATTAATTAAATTAATTAATGAATTAATTTAATTTTCTAAAACTTTTTTTCTTTAGCAATATTATAACCTATGGGAGGAGGATTAATGCAACTTGTTGCCTATGGCGCCCAAGACGTTTACCTTACTGGTAACCCTCAAATTACTTTCTGGAAAGTAACTTACAGACGCTACACTAACTTTGCTATTGAGTCAATTGAGCAAACTTTCAACGGCCAAGCCGACTTCGGCCGTCGCGTGACCTGCATCATCAGCCGCAACGGTGATCTTGCTTACCGCACCTACCTTCAGGTTACTCTTCCTGAGATCAACCAACTTATGGGCAACGCCTCAAATGTTACCTCCGGTAACAATGCCGTCTATGCTCGTTGGTTAGACTACCCTGGTGAGCAACTCATCGCCCAAGTTGAGGTTGAGATTGGTGGCCAACGCATTGACCGCCAATATGGTGACTGGATGCACATCTGGAACCAGCTCACAATGACCTCTGAGCAACAACGCGGCTACTTCAAGATGATTGGTAACACCACTCAACTTACCTTCATCACTGATCCCTCTTTCGCGGATGTTGATGGTCCTTGCGACTCTCAAGCTCCTCGTCAAGTGTGCGCTCCCCGTAACGCTCTTCCTGAGACCACTCTTTACGTGCCTTTCCAATTCTGGTTTTGCACCAACCCTGGTCTTGCCCTTCCTTTGAT